CTATGGACATAAAAAAGAAACGCAAACTTATTCTTGAAGCTGCTGAAAATTCAATTAATGAATTAATAAAAGTAATGAACAAGAAGATGGATCCAGATGAACTAGATCCTGAAAAAGTAAAAATATCAGCCTCAGCTTATAGGCTTGCAATGGAAGACGCTATTGCGCTTTTACAAAGAGTAGAAGAAATAAATGAAATGATGAACGAATCACCAAAGACTGCTAAAGATAGTTTTTATGGTGTAGAAAACAGGGCAAAATAATGTATAAACAAAATCTATATGCTATACACTCTGCGCATTTGTCTACTAAAAATGTAAAAAGAAACAATAAGCTAAAAAATTACAAGTACGGTTATAATGACGATCTTGACTGCGTAGTAATAAGTAAAGATGGTACAATAGGTGAAATTTTTGAAGTACAAGGTTTACGTATTGCGCTTCCTGCAATACCAAAAGAAGTATATTCAAATAGCGAAAAACCTGAAGATCAAGTTTTTAAGCAAACCTTAAAACCCACTACGCTATCAAAAATTAAATCAATACATGATTTTCAATTATATCCAGATGACATTAAAGAAAAGTATTACGAATATATTAATTCAGAGTTTGATTGTCGCAGTGATGGCTACTGGTTTATGTGCAACGGCACAGCAACCTACATTACAGGAGCGCATTATATGTACCTTAACTGGACAAAAATTGATATTGGTGCGCCCGAGTTCAGACAATCAAATAAAATATTCTTTTATTTTTGGGAAGCTTGCAAAGCAGATTACAGATGTTACGGAATGTGCTACCTCAAAAATAGACGGAGTGGCTTCTCCTTTATGGCTAGCGCAGAAACAGTTAATCAAGCTACAATATCAAAAGACGCAAGATTTGGGGTACTATCAAAAAGCGGCGGGGATGCGAAAAAAATGTTTACCGACAAGATTGTACCTATATCGATCAACTACCCATTCTTTTTTAAGCCAATACAAGATGGGATGGAAAGACCTAAAACAGAACTTTCCTACAAAATACCATCTAGAAAACTTACAAGGAATTCACTCAAAGCAACTGATCAAGACGAAGTACAAATTGGCGAAGGGCTTGACACTACAATTGACTGGAAGAACACAGGAGATAACTCCTATGATGGTGAAAAACTAAAATTACTAGTTCACGATGAATCTGGTAAATGGGAAAAACCTGATAACATATTAAACAACTGGCGTGTTACTAAAACCTGTTTAAGGCTAGGAGCTAAAGTTGTTGGCAAGTGTATGATGGGGTCTACATCTAATGCTTTGGATAAAGGTGGTAATAACTTTAAAAAATTATACAATGATTCAAAAGTTGAAAACCGAAATCGCAATGGGCAGACTGCTAGTGGACTATACTCTTTGTTCATACCTATGGAGTGGAACTATGAAGGATTCATTAACAAATATGGATTTCCTGTATTCGATCATCCAGAAAAACCGGTCGAAGGAATTGACGGGGAGCTTATCAGACATGGAGTCATCGATCATTGGGAGAATGAAGCAGATGGACTCAAAGGGAATAATGATGCTTTAAATGAATTTTATAGGCAATTTCCAAGAAGTGAAAAGCATGCGTTTAGAGATGAAATAGAAAAGTCTTTATTCAATCTAAATAAAATATACGAACAAATAGATTTCAACGAAGAAATGACAATGAAGGGTTATGTAACCCGCGGTTCATTTAGCTGGAAAAATGGTGTTAAAGATTCTACAGTAGAATTTTACCCAAACAAAACAGGTAGATTTAAATTATCCTGGATTCCGCCTGTTGAAATGCAAAACAATATAATAGTAAAAAGCGGTATTAAATACCCAGGCAATAAAGATTTAGGTGCTTTTGGTTGTGACAGCTATGATATTAGCGGAACAACTGATGGTAGCGGATCTAATGGCGCACTTCACGGGCTTACTACATTTAGTATGCTTTCAGATGTACCGTCTAGTCAATTCTTTTTAGAATATGTTGCTAGACCACAAACAGCTGAAATATTTTTTGAAGATGTACTTATGGCAATGATATTTTACGGTATGCCAATACTTGCTGAAAACAATAAACCTAGATTATTATATCATATCAAAAGAAGGGGTTATAGAGGATATTCAATGAATAGGCCCGATAGACCTAGGAATAAATTATCTGTAACAGAAAGAGAATTAGGCGGTATACCTAATACCTCAGAAGATATAAGACAAGCCCACGCGGCTGCAATTGAAAGCTATATTGAAACTCATGTTGGGTTAAAAGAAAATAGCGATTGTGGCAGAATGTACTTTCAAAGAACATTAGAAGACTGGGCAAAATTTGATATTAATAAAAGAACAAAGTTTGATGCATCTATAAGTTCTGGCCTTGCTATAATGGCATGCCAAAGACATTTATATGCGTCTAAAACTGCAAGACAGGTTAAAAAAATAGACTTTGGGTTTTCAAAATATAATAACCAAGGTTCAAAAAGTAAAATAATACAATAGAAAATGGCAGAAGCTACAGGACAAGTTACCCAATTTCCCAGCCAATCGGTTGACGATGCTACAAAAAATAGCAAAGACTACGGAATGGAAGTGGCACGTGGTATACAAAACGAATGGTTTAGAAAATCATCTGGCACAGGAAGGTTCGTACAAAATCAGCGGGACTTTCACAAGTTAAGATTATATGCTAGAGGTGAGCAATCTGTTCAGAAATATAAAGATGAATTTTCTGTAAATGGAGATTTATCTTATCTTAATTTAGATTGGAAACCAGTGCCAATTATACCTAAGTTTGTAGATATAGTTGTTAACGGTATGCAAGATAGATTGTTTACGGTTAAAGCTTTTGCGCAAGATCCAACATCTGTTAAGGAAAGAACTAATTTTGTAGAAATGATGCTTGAGGATATGAATACTCAAGAGTTAATTACACAAATAGATGAAACATTAGGTGTTGATGTAAGAAATGTAAAACAAGAAGACTTACCGTCTAATAAAGAAGAGTTAGAGCTTCATATGCAAATAGGTTATAAACAATCTATTGAATTAGCCCATGAGCAAGCTATTGATAATACTTTTAAACGAAACGCTTATCACGAAATAAAAAAGAGATGTGATTACGATCAAACTGTTTTAGGTATTGCAGCTGCCAAGCATACATTTAATAATACGGACGGTGTAAAATTAGAATATGTTGATCCATCAAATTTAATATATTCATACACCGAAGATCCTAATTTTGATGATGTATATTATTTTGGCGAAGTTAAGCAAATTAAATCTAATGAGCTTAAAAAGCAATTTCCAGAATTAACAGATGAAGAGTTCGAAGACATTGTAAAAAAATCCTCTAATTACAATAATTACGATTATGTAGATAATGATTCAAATGATACATTTGACACGAATACATTAACTGTATTATATTTTAATTGGAAAACTTGGGAGCAAAGTGTATATAAAATAAAAGAAACATCTACAGGAGCTAAAAAAGCTATAAAGAAAGATGATAAATTTAACCCTCCTAAAGATCAAAGAACTAGATTTGAAAAAGTAGCTCAGGCTATGGAAACTATATACGAAGGCGTATTAGTATTAGGTTCTAACAAACTTTTAAAGTGGCAAAAAGCCACTAATATGGTTAGGCCCGATTCTAACATTAACAAAGTAATGATGAATTATGTTGTTAGTGCTCCTAGAATGTATAAAGGTAAAATTGAAAGCTTAGTTGGTAGAATGGTTACTTACGCTGATTTAATTCAGCTTACGCATTTAAAGCTACAGCAAGTAATTCAAAGGATGACACCATCTGGTGTTTATTTAGATGCCGATGGGTTAGCTGAAATTGATTTAGGCAACGGGACAAACTATAACCCACAAGAAGCTTTAAACTTATATTTTCAAACAGGATCAGTTATAGGAAGGTCTATGACTGTTGATGGCGATATGAACCCTGGCAAAGTGCCAATACAGGAATTGCCTGGTGGTGGCGGACAACAAAGCCAAGCATTAATACAGGCATATAATTATTATCTGCAAATGCTTCGCGATGTTACTGGATTAAATGAAGCAAGAGACGGATCTGATCCAGACCCATATGCTTTAGTAGGCGTACAAAAATTAGCTGCTGCGAATTCTAATACAGCAACTAGGCATATATTGCACAGTTCTTTATACATTACAAGCACCTTGGCAGAAGCTATATCTATAAGAATAAAAGACGTGCTAGCATATCATCCGCAAAGAGATGCAATGATTGGTGGTATTGGCAGGTTTAGCGTGGGCGCTTTAA